GACAAATCTTCTACAGCTATGATTACTATGAAATCTACTCAAAGAAAGAAATCCAAAAAATGGAATTCAATGATGATGTCTTTGAGACAGAAAAGAAAAGACGGTAAAGGTTTCTTTAGACCTGCACCATTCACTCAGCAGTACACACTTAAAACTGTTTTAGAAAAAAACAATTTAGGTTCTTGGTACGGTTGGGAGATAGAACACTTGGGTACAGTGGAGAGCGAAGATACAATCAAAGCAGCTTATGAGTTTTACGAATCATGTAAAAAAGGTGCTGTCAGAGTTAACCACGGTAAAGAAGAACAAGTAGAAAAAACTCCATTCTAGTATGGACATACTTGACAACACCCTGGAAGAGTTTGTAGAACTCTTCCAGGGCTCTGCTACATATTTTGGTGCTTCCAGACCATTAGGACAAACAAGAAGTCGTGATGGTAAGCAAGAATTTAAACATTGGGTCGAACCTAGGCCTATGACCAGGGAAGATTGGTTAGAACATTTAAAAGGAGAAAAATACTATGGAAGCGTTCCAATTAGAGATGATAATACATGCAGTTGGGGGGTCATCGATGTTGATCGTTATAATATACAGCATAAGGAAGTTATATCGATTATACGGAAAAGGAAATATCCACTCATCCCATTCAGATCAAAATCCAACGGACTCCATTTAGTTTTATTTATTGATGGTGTAGTTCCTGCATCTTCAATGCGTAAAAAATTAATTGAACTTGCATCCGATCTAGGTGTAAATGATACAACAACAGATATTTATCCTGCACAGGATGAAGTAGATCTTACACCCGAAGATTGGAATAAAAAAAGAAAAGGTAATTTTGTAAATCTGCCATATCAAAAAGCACACTTAACTACAAGAGTGGCTATGGATAATGATGGTAATTCTATTAAGCTTGAGAACTTATATAAGTTTGTAGCGGACTATCGATTAAATCCTAAAGAGTTTAATAAACTTAAAATATTTCAAGACGATGAAACAAAAGACTACCCACCTTGCGTAGTTAACTTTATGAAAAACAAAGTTCAAAAAGGTGAAGGTCGTAATGATGCAATGTTCAACGTAGCTGTATTAGCAAAAAAAATTAATGCAGATCCAGTTATGTACGAGGATTGGACTAGAAATTTAATGACTAAAGTATGTTCTGAACCACTACACCCGCAGGAGTTAAATAATATATTTAAGGGTGTTGAGAACAAAGAGTATGCTTATAAATGTAAAACATCTATTGCTAGAATGCATTGTTCATCAAGCACATGTTTAAGACGTAAGCATGGTATTGGAACTAATGAAGCTTTGCCTGAGGTTGGTAAGCTTTTAAAAGTAAACTCTTATCCAGAACCTTATTGGATTTTACCTATACAAGGTAAATCAATTAGACTTTCAACAAAACAATTATACCAACAGCAACTGTTGGGAGAACAACTATTAAATTATGATATAGTTTGGAGATCTTTAAAACCAACTAAACGTGATCCAGATCCATACAGAGATTGGTTAGAAGAGTTAGTATCTAACAAACAAGACATGGAAGGTTTTGATGCAGGTGAAGAGCGAGAAGATGTATTCAATTCTAGGATGACTAGGTTTCTTGAAGATGTTGAGGATACTACTGAGTTTGATCAAATAGATTCTGGTAATATCTGGAGAGATGAGAATGAAATGAGATTTAAATTAGAAACATTTAGATCATTTATGAAAAAGGTTGGTTACAACTGGAATGAAAAAGAATGCACGAGATTTTTAGAACAAGGAAAAGCTTTACCTAAAAAGAAATTTCAAAACATTAGCAGTAGGCATTGGGTTGTAGCATTACCAAAACAAACAGAGCATAAAAATAAAGATGTCAAATTCGTTAAAGCAACAGCTGCGTGGGAAGACAATTAAGATATTCGGGCCACCAGGTACAGGTAAGACAGAGAACCTTTTAAAGCGTGTTAAACGTTATTTAGAAAAAGGTTATTCTCCAGATGAGATATGTTACGTATCCTTTACAAATAAAGCTGTAAATGAATGTGTTGCAAGAGTTAGACAAAAGTTTAAAGGTTATGATGAAGATGCTTTTTCATATTTTAGAACACTACATTCTTTGGCCAGACAACAGTTTGCTGAAATTCCCGTATTAGATCCTAAAGCAGACCTGCTGATGTTTCATACACAATATGGCACTGTCAAGGTAGGCTACAAAGACACTTGGGATGATCAAAAAGTATATAATAATTGGTCCTTACAAATCTACGATCGAGCAAGAAACATGAAGGTAGATCCTGTGTGGCTTTACAAACAGCAAACAAGAAAATCAGTTAGGCTACAACAATTCAAATCAATCATTGCAGGTTACGAAGAATTTAAAACTATGGAAATGGAGAATGGCCAACGGACAGCGGACAGATTAGATTTTACCGACATGGTGCAGAAGTTTGTTGATGATGGCCTTGTAGTTCCTTTTAGAGTTTTAATGGTAGATGAAGCTCAGGATCTGACACCTTTGCAGTGGGACATGGTAGTTAAAATGGCTCAAGCAGTAGAGAGAGTGTATATTGCAGGTGACGATGACCAGGCGATCTACGAATGGAATGGTGCTGATGTTAATTTGTTTCAAACCTTTCCTGGTAAATCATTGGTGTTAAAAAAATCTGTTAGGTTAAATAAGAACATACATTTCTTTTCTAAATGTTTATTGAATTCTATGGGTGATAATAGAATACCTAAAGAGTTTTATTCTAATGGTAAGGATGGATCTGTTCATAGATGGAATGGGTTAAAGAAAGTACCTTGGGATATGGACGGTAGTTGGATGGTGTTGGCTAGAATAAATGATGTAAAAAAAGAACTACAACAAGAGGCTAGGAATCTTGGCCTGTACTATCAAGACCAAAAAAATAATAAATCATTTGATCCTAATCAATTTTCAGCAATTAATTATTGGAAGAAAATTTGTGATGGGGGTAGTATTACTAGAGAAGAAGCTACAACAATGTACGAGTTTTTGTTAAACATAGACCACGGATACCGGTCACAGGACAGTAAGAAATGGAGTTTTGCACATCCGAATCAAGTGTTTACATTTGATGAATTACATTTAAGATGTGGTATGCGTGATGAAAAAGGTCCATGGAATCAAGTATTTAAAAGAAAATTTAAGGATAAAGATAAACAATATTTTCAGAAACTTATGAGTGAAGGTGTAGATCTAAGTCAACCACCAAAAATAATTATTGATACAATACATCAAGTTAAAGGTGGTGAAGCAGACAATGTTGTCCTGGCGAGCAAGTGTAACTTCCCCTCACACTTTGAAAAAAAGAATCTAGCAGAAAAAGTAAAAGAACTTAGAGTTTGGTATACAGGTGCAACAAGATCTAAAAGCACACTCCATCTGTTGGGTACTTATCATCAATATAATTTTCCATTAGGAAAATATTTTAAACAATACGAGGCTAACTATGTCAGATAAAGATATGTTTGATGAAGCATTCCCACAAGACAAACAAATTGGGGGATCCCATTACCAACAGTTTTTAATTCAACCCTGGACATTTATAAGAAAAAATGGTTTGAACCCTTTTCAAGCAAATGTAATAAAATATGTTTGTAGGTATTTAACCAAAGGTAAGACAATAGAAGATTTAGAAAAAATAAAACATTATTGCGATTTAGAAATAGAACATTTAAAAGATGCCAAAAAGAAAAAATAAATTAGTCATGTGTGAGCGTTGTGATGAAGTAGTTGCAGTAATTGTTCATGAATATAATTATTACTGTGCTGAATGTGCTTTGTTTGAATTAAATATACCTTATAAGAAAGCAATATCAATTGAAGATGCAAACCTAAGTAGGAAAAAACAATGACCCACCAATTAAATTTTATTTACAATGACTCGGATTGGATTTGTCCAAGTGAATATCCAGATTTATCAAAAGCAACTGAGATTGCAATTGACCTGGAGACTAAAGATCCAAACATAAAAACAAAAGGACCAGGGTGGGCAACATTTGATGGTCATATTGTAGGATTTGCTGTGGCTGCACTTGGTCAACAGTGGTACTTCCCGATAGCTCATGATGCTGGTGGGAATATGGATTTATCAATTACCTGCGCATGGATGCAAGACATTTTAAAAACAGATGCAACTAAAATATTTCACAATGCAAGTTATGATGTTGGTTGGTTACTTGTAAATGGATTTGAGATCAGAGGTAAGATAGTTGATACCATGATTGCTGCTGCAATCATCAATGAAAACAGATTTAGTTTTAGTTTAAATGCCTGCGCAAAAGATTATTTAGGTGAAATTAAAAATGAAACGTTTTTAAATGAAAAAGCCAAAGAATGGGGAATTGACCCAAAAGCTGACATGTGGAAGCTGCCTGCGGGCTACGTAGGCTTCTATGCTGAGCAAGATGCAGGGCTAAC